TGATCCGTACAGCCCGGTGTAATTACACAAAAATCGTGTGGAATAGGCGGGGCTTTACCCCGCCTATTTTTTTCCCTATATTCACAAGTGTGGATAACCGCGAGGCCCGCAAGACCCGCCGTGGGAGGTGGCGCTAAACATCCAAGCTAGCAGCCCGGTTTCGGATACCTGCAAGGCGCTTTACTTTGAACCCTTAACGAAAGGAACTGTGAAATGGCTCAGGGCATTTCCAACGCCTTCGTTCAGTTGTTCGACGCTGAGGTGAAGCAGGCTTATCAGGCTTCCCGTGCGCTTGCAGGCGTGACGCGCGAACGCTCGAATGTTGAAGGCAATCAGGTGAAGTTCCCGAAAATCGGGAAAGGCACCGCTACCGTCCGCGTTCCGCAGACGGACGTGACCCCGCTGAACGTGTCCTACTCTCAGGTCACGGCTTCGATGTCCGACTACATCGCTGCTGAATACAGCGATATTTTCCATCAGGCGAAGGTGAACTTCGACGAGCGCCGTGAACTGGTGCAGGTCGTTGGTAACGCCATTGGCCGTCGGATGGATCAGCTTGTCATTGACGCGCTGAACGCGGCTTCGTCGCCCTCGACTGTTGCCACCAGTGTTGGTGGTGCGGGCACGAACATGAACCTCGCCAAGCTGCTTGCTGCCAAGAAGGCTCTGGACGCGAAAAACGTCCCGGCTGAAGGTCGTTGCATGTTGATCCATGCTAACGGTCTGGCTGCTCTGCTTGACGAAACCGAACTCACCAGCAGCGACTTCGCCACGGTTAAGGCGCTGTCGATGGGTGAGATCGACACGTTCCTTGGCTTCAAGTTCATCATGCTTGGTGATCGCGACGAAGGCGGTCTGCCGCTTCCGTCCACCCGTACCAACTTCGCGTTCCATCGCGATGCAATCGGTCTGGGCATCAGCATGAACCAGAAGTCCGAAATTAATTATGTGCCTGAGAAGACTTCCTTCCTCGTCTCCTCGATGTTCTCCGCTGGAGCCGTCGCGATTGACGATGAGGGTATTGTCCATATCAGCAGCACCGAGTAGGAGGGCTAGATAATGGCTTTTGATTCCGCTGGACTCGGCGTTGTTGCGGCTTCTAAGAAGGGTAATGCTCCGAGCATCTACACCTATCAGACTGCCGACACGATTGCTGACGTGAACACCGCTGGTTACTTCAATGACATTTCGGACACCCTCGCGGTGGGCGATCTGATCTATTGCGTAACCTCGACCGGGGGCACCCGTGTCAGCACGCTTACTCAGGTTCTGTCGAACGCGAGTGGCGTTGTTGACGTTGCTGACGGCACGACGCTTGCCGCCACTGACGGCGACTAATAGGATCGGGGCGGGCTTCGGTCCGCCCCTTTTCTAACGAGGTAAGCTATGGCTTCTGGTGACACTAAACTTACGATTTGTTCCGATGCCATGCTTATGCTTGGCGCTGCTGTCATCTCCTCCTTCTCTGAAGGCACGGACGAGGCGCAGATCGCGGATCGTTTGTATGACGACATCCGTGACACGCTGCTTATGCAGTATCCTTATTCTTGGTCGATCAAGAAGGTTAAGCTGGCGCAGCTTGCTGATGATCCCATTAATGAGTGGAAGTATCGTTACGCGCTGCCGGGTGACATTCTTGGCAACCCCAAAGCGGTATTTATTACCAGCGCGGTAGGCGGTACGCCTGCGCGTGACTTTGAGATTTACGGCACGGCACTCTACGCTGATTACGAGCAAGTCTGGATTGATTACCAATATCGTCCCGAGCCTGCCTTCTTTCCGCCATACTTTGTGAACCTGCTCAAGCATGCGCTTGCGGCTGCGTTCGCTGAACCGATTACGGATCAGATCACGAAGGGCGAATACTATCATAGCCTTGCGTTTGGAACGCCTAGCGAAAACATGCGCGGCGGTCTATCGCGCGTAGCAATGAACATTGACGGCGTAGATCGTCCTCCGCAGAACATCATGGACTTCCCGCTGACTGAGGTTCGTGGATGAGCAGCGTTGTTCGCATCCAGAATGATTTTACTTCCGGCGAACTCGATCCTCGTCTTCGCGCGCGCACAGACCTTGCTCAATATCAGGCGGGCCTGACGACTGCGCGCAATGTAACTATTAGGCCGCAAGGTGGTGCCGCGCGCAGACCCGGCACAAAATATATTGCGACGTTAAGCGGAAACAACATTGAAGCTGTGCGAATGGTGTCGTTCGAGTTCAGCGTTGACGACAGCTATATGCTTGTTTTTGTTCCGCAACGGATGTTTGTTTTTAAGAATGGTGTGCAGCTTACAAACATTAACGGTAGCGGAAACCCTTACGCCACCGTGTCTGCTATAGACTCAACGATTTTGGCTGAGATGAATTGGGTGCAGTCAGCGGACACGATAATTATCGTGCATCCAGAACTTGCGCCAATAAAGATTGTGCGTGGCGCAACAGATACGTCATGGACAATAAGCACTATTTCGTTTTCGTTTGTCCCGTCTTATGGCTTTAGCCTTAGTGTTACTGCCGGAAGCTCGGTTGGAACACACGACCATTTAGATGTTACAGCATCATCTGGGACAATTACTGTTAGCTCTCACGCCTCGGGCCACTCAGCAGCGAATATATTTACAAGCAGCGCCGCTACTTATGAAAAGCAATATATAAATGTTATCCCATTTGGAAGATTGAGGATTATTCGAAAAGTTAATAACTCGACATTGGAGTGCTATGCGGAAGTACCATTGTTTAGTGATGGGGATATTGATGACGCTGATTGGGAGTTAGAATCTGGATATGAGGATGCGTGGTCTGCGTCACGCGGCTATCCTCGCAGTGTTGTATTCCATGAGGGGCGCTTGTTCTTTGGAGGCAGTAAGTCTCTGCCTTCAACAGTGTGGGGTTCTCGCGTCAGCGACTTCTTTAACTTTGACCCCGGTGAGCAATTAGACGATGCCGCTGTTGAGGCGACATTGGACACCGGCACATTTAACGCGGTCGTTGACATTTATTCTGGTCGTCATCTGCAAATTTTTACAACCGGCGGTGAGTTTTATGTGCCGCAGTCTCTTGATGACCCGATAACGCCAGCCAACCTGATCGTCAAACAGCAATCTGCTTTTGGCATGAGGCCGGGGATTCGCCTACAGAACATTGACGGTGCGACGCTGTTCATTCAACGTCAGGGCAAGTCGTTGCAGGACTTTGTGTACGCAGACGTGCAGAACGCTTACACATCAGCCAAAATATCACTGCTGTCTTCACATCTTCTCAAGTCGCCCAGCGAAATGGCGACGCGCGTTGCGACTAGTACCGATGAGGGCGACCGAATACTCATCGTAAATAGCGATGACGGGTCGATTGCTTGTTACACATTGTTGCGATCACAGAACGTCATCGCGGCATCTGAGTGGACCACAGACGGGGAGTTCATCAATGTCGGTGTTGATGTTGATGACATATATGTTGTGGTCAAGCGTGTTGTTGACGGTACTCCTTATTACTATGTGGAGCTGTTTGATGAATCAGTTTATTTGGACTCTGCTAAGTCGGATGTCGTCCCTGTTTTGTATAGTCCGTTGGCTTCGATCACTATGGACCACCTTGAAGGCGAAACTGTGCAAGTTATTCGCGATGGTGTGGTCGAGCCTGAACAAACTGTGCCGGCATCTCCGTTCACGATTACGTTTGCTGAACCGGCTGTTTCCGAATATCAAGTCGGACTGAACTACACCACTGAGATTAAGACGCTTCCGGTTGAGCCACGGTTGCCGAACATTCCGTCATTGCGTGGATTCAAGAAGCGCATCTTTGAAGTAAACGCAGAAATCTTTGAGACGCAATCTATGACTATTGGCGGCAAAGAGATTGCGTTCCGTCAGTTTGATGGAGATTTACTTGATGCGGCTATTCCTGAATTTACAGGACTCAAGACGCTACACGGTATTTTGGGCTACACTTACGAAGGCCAGATCACGATTGGGCAGTCCGTTCCGCTCAAGATGACTGTGCTTGGTATCGACTACAAGATTAGCGCGGGACAGTAAGATGGCGGCACTAGCACCAGCACTTCCGTTTATTGGTTTAGGTCTTTCTATTGTTTCTTCGCTTGCGCAGGCGAAGACGCAGGTAGCGGCGGGCGCGGTTGAGTCGCGTGGGTTGTCACAGCAAGCTGCTGTTGAACAGGTTCGCGGTCGCGGTGAGTCTATTAAATACAAACAACAAGGTGTTGAGGTGTTGAAGAACATCGTGCGAACAAACGCCACATTAAACGCACGGGCTGCTGCGGGTGGAATTGATCCGTATTCTGGTAGTGCGCTAGGGCTTTCGCGGTTTACGGAATCTGAGGGTGCAATGGAGTATTTCGTAACTCAAGACAATCAGATCATTGCCCGCGAAGGCGGTACTATTCAGGCGCAACTTTACATGAATCAGGCCGAGCAGGCGAGGCGCGGCGGGGTTGCGTCCGCAGCAGGCACTCTTTTGAGCGCGGGAACTTCTCTGGCTAAGATTGGTGGTCCACCTAAGATTGGTAGTTCGCTCTTTGGTTCTGGTGTTTCATATAAGACTTCCGGCGCCGGCGGCGCAGGGCTTTTGGTTTAGATCATGGCTGACCGTCTTCCCCGTTATCGACCTCTAGGCGTAAGTCTCGCCCCGGCACCGCGCATTGATTACGCTGGCGCTGGCGCAGCAGAGGCGCGCGGTTATCGGCAGATGTCTGAGGCGCTTGATCGCATTAGCGCCTATGCATTTGAGGAGGTGGGCAAGCGCGCGGCGCGTGAGGGCGCTCAATATGATTTTGAAAACCCAATAACAAAAGAACAAATCGAAGCCGCTATGGAAAGCGGCATGGACATTAACGATGTTATTGGTGATCCAGACACAATCTATGGGTCCGCCCTGCGCTCTAGTGTCGGCGCGCGTCTGCGCACAGAACTGGAATTTGAAGCGCGCAAGTATTTTGATGGATTGACAGCTGCGTTCAAGTCAGGGCTTCCGATTGATGTTCAGGAGCAGCAGCTAGAGGCCAAGGCTCTTATCGCTGGGCATCGTGACGTGCTTGGCAAGATTGATCCAAAAGAAGCAAACGCATATTCAGCCTCAACCAACGCTTTGTTTTCCGCTGCGTTTAAAACTGGCCTTGAGTCACAATATAAGCGCATTAAGGCACAAGAGCGGGCATCTATAGCGGATGATGTTGATGGCGCTGGTAATGTTTTTGGGGCGGTGCTCGCGTCTGCTGCTGGTGAAACTGACGATCAAGGGCGTGATCTTACCTTGCTGCACGCTTATCAGATTCGCGATCAATATACTGCGCGCACGATAAACATTGGCGACCCGGCTTATACCGAATCTGTGCGAAAGGGCTTAAACGAACAAATCAGCGACCAACGCCGCGCTGTTTTGGCGAACCACTTGTTCGAGCGTTTTGACGACGCGGCTGATCGCGAGGAAGCCATAGCGCGTGGCGACTTTGGGCGCTATACGGCTTTGTTCTCCAGTATTGCAGGCGACGAAATTGAAAAAGACAAACTGTTAAAGTACGTCCGAGATGAGCAAGTCGCGCAAAACAAGCTAGATGATGATGCTGAAAAACGGTTAAACAAGTCAAACGACGAAGCCTTTGGCAATGCCGCCGCAACACTTGTCGATCCTAAGTCTGAGCCAGAGGACCGGGCAGAGGCAGAGAGCACTCTGCTCAATATGTTGCGGCGGGGCCAGATAACACGAAGTCAATACAATACCGCTACAAAAGTGGATGATCGCGAAGGCGGCGACTTTGCGGCGTTTAGGGTTGAGTTGTTGATTACTAATGGCGTTATCAACAATACCGTAGAACTTGAGGATGCGATACAAACCTACAACGTGCCTTCTAATAAGCTGTCAAGCCTGCGTACGCTGCTGGTGTCTACGACAAAAAATATTGACCTAGAAATTCGTAGGCAGGCAAACATTCTGTCTGACTTAGCGCCGGATGCGACTGATGCGCCGGAGCAAAAAATTAAAGAAGCCACGGCCAAGAGCGCAGCTATTAGGGCTGCCTATGAGGGTGCAGTCAACCAATACGAAACTGAACTAAAGGCATGGGAAGACGGCGGTGAAACTGGACCGCGCCCAATTGCACCAACCGTCCGAGGTGTAGCCGTTAGTGTCATTGAAGATGAGATTA